AGGTACAGCAATACAAAATTGGGCAAGCAATAATGCTAATGCTACTCAAGATGGTGAAGATGGTTTAATTACTGCTGATCCATATCTTGGTGTATTTTATCCAGCAGGCCAAACAAATGACCTAAGTGGTAATACTATTACAGTTCCAGCAAGTCACATGATGCTAAGAGCTATTAGCAGAAGTGATGATCAGAGCTTCCCATGGTTAGCACCAGCTGGTAGCAGACGTGGACTTGTAGACAACGTAAGTAGCATCGGTTACATTAACAGTGCAACAGGCGAGTTTACAGTTGACAACATTAGAGAAAGTTTACGTGATACACTTTACAGCAATAAAGTTAACCCAATTACTTTCTTTAACGGAACAGGAATCCTAAACTACGGTAACAAGACTAGAGCAACTACACCAAGTGCACTAGACCGCATTAACGTAGCTAGACTAGTTTCTTACTTACGTGCACAACTTCAGCAAACTGCTATAGGTTTTGTATTTGAGCCAAACGATAAGATTACACGTGATGAGCTCAAGCAGCAAGTAGAACAGCTAATGAATGACCTTGTACAAAAGCGTGGCATTTACGATTACTTGGTAGTTTGTGATGAAACAAACAATACACCAACAAGAATTGATCGTAACGAACTATATGTTGACATTGCTATCGAGCCAGTTAAGGCTGCGGAATTTATTTACATTCCAATTAGACTTAAAAACACAGGCGAGATTGAAGGCGGCAACGTAGCCAGTGCAAATGCTGTTTAAAGCATAAGAAAAGCATGAAATAATGGGGTAGACACAAAGTTTGCCCCATTTTTCATGAACACTTTCAGATAAATATTATTATATTAAGGAGGCAGACATAATGTCAGTTTCATCACTATTAAAATTTACTGTACCATTAGACAGTGATCAGTCAGCAAATGCACAGGGCTTACTTATGCCTAAGCTACAATATCGCTTTCGTGCAACGTTTGAAAACCTTGGCGTGTCTACTCCACGTACAGAACTAACAAAGCAGGTAATAGATATTACTCGCCCAAGCGTTACATTTGAAGAAATGGAAATTCCAATTTACAACAGCCGTGTTTACCTAGCAGGCAAACATGCATGGGATTTGTGCACAGTTAACTTCCGCGATGATGTAAATGGTAGCGTAACAAGACTACTTGGTGAACAGATCCAGAAGCAGTTCGATGTTATGGAACAAGCCAGTGCCGCAGCAGGTATTGATTATAAATTTATTACAAGATTCGAAGTACTTGATGGTGGTAACGGAGCAAGTGCAGCTAACGTCTTAGAAACATGGGAATTGTATGGTTGCTTCCTACAGAATGTAAACTACAATACTCTTGCTTATGCTAGTAACGAACCAGTTACTATTACTGCAAGTATACGTTTTGATAACGCAGTGCAAACACCAATTGGCGATGGTGTTGGTGCGACAGTTACGAGAGCGCTAGGTCAAACAGTAACAGGTTAATTAGTAATTAATCATTACGCATTAAGCCTCCCGCAAGGGAGGTTTTTTGTTATAATAGCATATATTTTTTAGGATAAATACATTATATGGAGTTAATCTGTGGCAAGTGTTAATGTTTTATTAAACGCTATATCTAAGGGAGATCACATAAGGGATTTCCAACACGCATCTAGAATGTTCGTGGATAATAACTATGAGTTACAACCACGATATTCGCACCTGTTTCATGTTGTTTTTAACCTAACTCCACAAGCAGCAGCATTGTTTGACAATCAGGAAAAGCTAGAAATAAACATGCTAGTTAAAAGCATAGATTTGCCTAGTTTTAATTTTGATGTTCAAACACATAATCAGTATAACAGACATGTACACACGCAACATAAGTTAAACTACAATCCTGTAACTGTCACTTTTCATGACGATCAAAAAGATATCATAAGAAGTTTATTACACACTTATGCTAGTTTTTATTATGCAGATTCAAGATATGCACTTGGTGGCAGGTCGTATAATACTAATGACAGATATTATAACAATGCGGGCGATAGTTTTGGTTTAGCAACTGGACAACAACGATTTTTTAAAGACATAAGAGTATACAGTATGTTGCAAAAAAGATTTGCAGAGTATGTTTTAATTAATCCTATTATAAATGCATTTGGACATGACAACCATAGCTATGCAAATGGTCAGTTTATGCAGCACACTATGCAAATACAATATGAAACTGTAAAGTATGCAACAGGTTTTGTTAACAACGTAACTCCAAAAGGCTTTGGTGAAGTGCACTATGATAAAACACCTAGCCCACTAGGTGTCTTTGGCGCTGGCTTCGAAGATAGTATATTCTTTAGAGGCGGACTAGTAGAAGCAATCAATACTGTAGCAAGAGATCTTCAGGATGGCAACATACTTGGGGCTATAGCAAAAGGTGCTATTATCTTTAACAATACAAAAGATGCAAACTTGGGTAAGGTTTTGGAAAAGGATCTTACAAGAGTGCTAGGGAGTGTTTTGCGTGGCAATAATCCACTTAGTGATGTTATATTGCCTAGTATATTTGGTGTTGATGATATTATAAGAAATAATACAGGCATAGGTGGTAATAGAATAGGCGGTACTGGCGCACCTGTAGACAGAAATGTTAATGGCGGCACATCAAATTTAGTATCTAGCAACAGCGGAAACGTAACTAGTGGGCTGTTTAGCGGAGTTAGTAGTATTATAGACGATCCACTGAGTTTTGGTAGTAGTATTTTTAATCCAACATCTACTAGAAGTCCTGGCAGTCCTAGATTTTTAAGTGATGGAATTGCATCTAGTAATAGCCCAGGCATAACTGAAAACAAACAAGAAAAACTTGCATTTTTAACAGACCGTATAAATCAGCTTACTACGCAAATAGCTAATACTCCAGCAGGACAAGACACTAGTTTTGCAACAAAAGAAAGAGATGATCTAGTTCAACGTAGGAACTTAGAATTTAACGTATAAGGTTTAAGTCTATGACCCAGGACACAAGTTTACCACTTATAAACATTAACGATGATATAGACAAAAAAGTAAATGACTTTTTTGATACTTATTTTTTGCCAACTGCAAAAATAAGTGAGAACGATTATGAACTTGTAAAAAGTTTTTGTGTTAACAGAACTAGCAATACAGACAGTGCCGCCGCCCTTACTGCCGCTATTATTAATTGTATCAATGAATTAGATTTATATGCTCCTGACGTTATAGACCAATTTAAAGCAAACTCAGATCCTAACACTATTCCCTTGTTTTTAAATTTAAGTAGAAAGGGCGTAAGTTTGTTAGGTTATAAAAACACAAAAACTGTGCCGCCGAGAGTTAATCAACAGGTTATTACATAATGGCTAATTGGGCAAACGGCATATATGAAGTAGAAAACGCTGACAAATATGCAGGAAATCGTAAACCACGCTATAGAAGTAGTTGGGAGCATGCATTTATGCGCTTCTGTGACAATCATCCTAGTGTAGTGCAATGGGCAAGTGAAAGTATACAAATACCTTACAGAAATCCTCTTACAGGAAAACAAAGTGTTTATGTGCCTGATTTTCTTATTGTATACCAAAATAAAAGCGGCAGCAGAAGAGCAGAACTTATAGAAGTTAAACCAGCAAGTCAGACTAGACTAACTGAAAAGACCAAACCTCAGGAAAAATTACAGATTGCACTAAACCATGCCAAGTGGGAAGCCGCAGCAAAATGGTGTAGGCTAAAGGGCCTTAACTTCCGAATTATTAATGAAAACGATATTTTCCATGGTGGAAAAAGACGCTAAGTAATATTATGACAAAAAAATTAGAATCACTATTTGACTTGCCTGAGATAGAAGAGCAAACTAAAGAGACAGAAGCCCCTGTTAAGGAAGTTCCTGTACTACAAGATACACTTGAGGCAGTAGACAAGATAGATGCAGCTCTGCCAACTATACGAGATCTGGAAACAAGCGATAAAGAGCTAGACGAGATAGCTGACACGGCAAAACAAACATTTCAGGATCTAATGGATCTAGGTATGAATGTAGAAGCGCGGTTTGCTGGCGAAATATTTAACAACGCTAGTAAAATGTTAGACACTGCTCTTACAGCAAAAACACAAAAGATAAACAAAAAACTTAAAATGGTTGATTTGCAACTCAAAAAGGCAAATCTAGATCTGAAAAAGAGTGACACATCATACGGACAAGATGTTAGTGATGGAGATGGTGTTGTATTAGATAGAAATACGCTTTTACAGGAAATTTTGGGTAAAAATAGCTAAATATATAATAGGATGATTGCTATGAAAAGTTTAAAAACGTACCTTATGGAAGCTGAAACAACCTATAAATTTAGGTTAAAACTTGCATGCGAGTGCAATGACGAAACATTAGACAAGTTAGAAAGTGCTCTTGAAAAGTATGAGCTTAAAAGTTTAAGCAAACCTAAGCGCACACCTATTCAGGAACACCCTGCAGACTTTCAAACACTTACAAATTCAGAAGTACACATTATGGATGCAGAAGTTACATACCCTGTTACTTCTTATCAGTTGTACGAATACATTAGTCAAGTAGTTGGCATTCCTGCTAACATGTTAGTAGTTATTAACAAAGATCATCCTGAAGAGATTGCTAGAGAAGAAGCTCTTAAAGAGGAAGGTGACGAATACGTTACTAAACTCGAAGACGCCGATTACAAAGATGCTGATAGCATTAAAGGTGAAGACCATTTTGGCGACAAATACAACGAGAATATGTTGAAAGAATTAGAAACTCGTAAGTATGAGTTTGCAAAGGAATAACACCCATGCACATGATTGATGTAATGACTAAATTAAAAGAGATAGCTGACAGCGGATACGATAATGAAGATATCCAGCGCGGCATTACTGCCGCTAGTAAGCATCAAGTTAATGAAGATGTACAATCAGAATACAAAGAATTACTTGGTAGCCTAAAAGGACAGAACGAACGCAAGAGAGCGAAAATGCTAGCAGATTTTGCTGATAAGCATAAACTTGATGGCATGTATGATCCTGAAAGTGGATATTTTGTTTACAGTGGTAACGAAGGTCCTGAAATTGCTGGTAGTGGTAGCATGAAAGCACTAAAGGCACTAGATGCTATGGGACTTGTTCCTGATAATGTAAGAGCAGCAAAAGGATTACCTCCAAGAGAAAAAGCTAAACCATCAGGTGGTGACGCAGATCCAGCAGGTATGACAGGAGCTGATGCTGCTGCTACACGACCAAACCCAACTACAGTAACAGATTTTGGTGGCGATGATACACCAGATGATGAGCCAGATACAGCACCGTCTGTAGCTGCTGCACCAAACCCAACTACAGCAAAAGATTTTGGTGGTGATGATACACCAGATGATGCACAAGATAGAGGCGTAGAAGTTATTGATCTTATGCCTGCTACTGCTAGTGGAACAGACGATGATGACGACAACGAACGTATAGATCCAGGTATGCCGCCAAGTGGCCCTGCAGGAGTTGGCGCAGGTATTAGAAAAGGCAAATATAATAGGGATGCGATTAACATGAATGAAATTGAAGAAGTACATGAAGACGTAGAAGAAGACACAGGTCTAGAAGACATTCTTAGATTAGCAGGTCGCAGCGGCGTACTTGGTATGAATAAGCCAGTTAGTATAGTTGCTGAAAGTTTAGAGCTTGATGAAGATGAAGTTGTTGAAGTAGGCATGAGTGATCTAAGAGCAGAACTGATGCAGAAAATGGATTACATTGAAGAATTGATGGGCGGAGAAAAGCTTCTCAATGAGATAATCATGGGTATGACCACTGATGAGCTAAAAGATAATGTAGAGTGGATTTCTCAGCATCACGATATCAAATTTCCAGGCGAAGAAGACAACATTGAAGAAGAAGATAAAGTTGCTGAATGTGATGCAGTGGAAGAAGAGGCAGTGGAAGAAACTGTAGAAGTTCCAGTTAGCACACTAACAGATCTTATGCGTTTAGCAGGTTATACAGACTACCAGGAACAGGTAGATGAATATGCTAACGATCCAGCAGAAGAATACATGGACGCTGAAGACCAGCTTATTGGTTTGAGTGGTGGCATGAATGGCCCAAAGAAAATGTATCCAGCTGCCGCAGGTGGCGATAATCCAATGGATCAAGAGCCAAGAGAAATTGAGGAAGTAGCAGAAGCAGAAGAAGACTTAACATCAAGTTTTTATAAGAAGTATGATGCATTTCTTGAAAGCCTTAACAAGGATAATTAACTAACAAACAAGTTATAGGTAGCCTCTTATCAAGTTAAGTAGGGGATCAATAGGCTTGTGACATAATAGTCACAGTCAAAACAGATACCTAAGGAGTAAAACTATGAAGATTGTAAGTTGGGTAAAAGACCGCTTCGCTGAACGTACATCATGGGACGGCGGCGTAGTAATAGCAGTCAGCGTACTCGCTCTAATAGCTAGTCCAATAATTAAATGGGTAGCATGGGCAGGTTTAGCCTATGGTATCTGGACTATTATTAAAAAGGACTAATTTAGTCCTTTACTAGAAAGGAGAGTACAATGGACGCTCTTAAAAAAGTAAAAGGTTGGGCAGCATCACTAACAGATGTTGGTATTAGCCTAATCGCACTCGGAATTGTTCTTGAAGTATTATTCAAAGGCGCAGTTCCTTTTTGGTCAGACGTAAGTGTAATTGAAAATGTTACAAACATTATCAAAGGCTTATCCGCAGAAGGACTTGTTGGTCTAGTTGCAGTCTGGGTCTTGTACCATATCTACAAGAGTAAGTAATAGTTTAGATGCCTAAACAACTACTCGAGAGGGCGGCTTTATGCCGCCCTTTCACATTGTGATAAGTACTAGTATATCAGGAGTATGATATGCGTGATGAGTATTTTGTCCCAATGAACGAAATTGTTCTAAACACACAGACAGAGACAGGATATGAATTACCAGAGGATATTACGGTTTATGTAGGTGCTTTATTAAGTAGTTTCATAGATAAGCCAAATTTCCTCCCTGAAAATAGTTTTGCTGAAGCATTTAGTAAACTAGAACGTAAGAATATAACACAAGCGAAAGAGCTTGGGGATACATGTCTATTTTTAAGTGGGGTATTTCCCAAATACGGTAGGCGGTATGGATTAAATAAACGATACTATCGGGAGATAGGGTCAAGCAGTTATGATATTGCAAGTATGCGAATGAGTCATGAAGTTTTTAGTTTATTATCAACACACTTTGACTTTGTTGCAGATTTCATTACACTGTGCACACACAATAAAAATAAAAGTATTATTATAGGATAACCCAATGTCTAAGTCACTTGACGGTGTTTTGATTAAAAAAGCACATATTCAAGAAAATTATACTCACCAGCAAATTCAGGAGTTTGCTGCCTGTGCTGATAGTAAAACAGGCCCTATGCATTTTCTGGAAAAGTAATT